CAAGCCGCGTGTGCTCGAGCGTGACGCGGTGGACGATGGCATCCAAGCGGTGCGCATGATGTTGCCCGCCTGCGAGTTCAACCTCGACCCCGATCCGTTCCCGGGCGAGACGAAGGATGAAGCCAAGGCGCGCATGACTCGAGCGATCGACGCGTTGAAGCAATACCGACGCGAGTACAGCGACCAGCTCCAGCGGTTCCGCGACAAGCCGGTACACGATTGGACGTCGCATTTTGCAGACGCATTCCGCTATCTGGCAAAGGGACGCAAGCCATTCCGCGGCACAGAATCTGCCCGTCGTCCCGGGCATCAAGTGGCTGTAGCAGACTACCGAGTGCTGGGGTAGACTGTCGTCGCAACCCAAAGGGAGTGCGATATGTCAAGTCTTTTTAAGCCCAAGATGCCGAAGATCGAGCCGACGCCCCCGCCTCCAACGGTGGATGAGGCGCAGCTCTCTCGCATTGAACAGCGCCGCATGGCCCGTCGCCGCGGTCGCGGATCTACGATTATGTCGACACCTGCCAGTCAGCAGACCGGCTCGGTCGGTGTTTCTCGCTTGCTCGGAGGTGGCTAATGAGCGCAATGGCAATGGCCGGCAAAGGCCTCTACAAGAAGGGCAAGAAGAAGGGCAAGGCCGAGGGCATGGAAGAGGGCATGAAGCAGGGCGAGATGTCTGCTGCCCAAATGATTGCCAAGCGCAAGGATGAAGCGGCCAAGCGCGCCCGCGGGATGATGTAATGGCGACGAAGAAGATATCGGCGCTGACGTCACTTGCGCAGGGGTCTATCGATCCTGCCGCTGACGTTCTGCCGATCGTCGACACCGGCAGCACAGAGACGAAGAAGGCGACCGCTGCGGCGATTGTCGGCAAGTCCATTGGTGCGCTAGCGGATACATGGAACAACGCCCTGACGACGTTCAAGGCTCGCGTGTTCAACGTCACGGACACGGCCTCTGCTGCGGGCAGCCTGCTCGATGATCTGCAAGTCGGCGGTGTGTCGAAGTGGTCTGTGCGTAAGGATGGCGCGTTGACTGTCGGCATCGTCCCGATCGCTCGCATCACGGAAAACGATTACGGTGCGTTCTCGGATATCACCGACCAGACCGCTTTGGCGAACACCGCGACAGGCGTGATCTGGGGAACAACGGACTACTCGAGCGGAATCTCGGTTGCGTCCAGTACCCGCATCACGGTGACCAAGGCTGGCATCTACAAGTTCGACTTCAACCTGCTGCTGAAGAACACCAACAGCTCGTCGCACATTGCGAGCTTTTGGCTGCGCAAGAACGGCACGGATATAGCCAACTCGAACACGGACGCAACGGTTCCAGCGCAAGGTGGCGGCATTCCCGGCACGGCTGTCGTCACGATCGTGTTCACGCTCCAGCTCGCTGCGAGCGACTACATCGAGGTGATCTGGTCGACGCCAAACGTCGCTGTCACGCTCGACTTCACGGCTGCTCAAACTTCACCAACCAGACCGGTTACACCATCGGTCATCGCAAACATCAACCGCATTGCGTAATCGGAGACTGTAATGGCAACAGGCATTGTTTTGGCATCGAATGCGAGCGCGACTGGCGCGTGGTTCATGTGGCCGGGTGGCCGCGGTGAGTTCCGCGTCGAAGGCACTTTCGGCGGCGGCACGGTCAAGCTGCAATGCAAGGGGCCAAACGGCACCGCGCAGGATGTCGGCACCAACACGACGTTGACTGCTTCTGGTGGCGGTTTGTTTGAACTCGGCGCTGGTGAGATCCGCTGCAACATCGCAACGGCGACCGGCGTCTACGCGATGGCTCTGCGGATTCCGTCTGCCGCATTCTGATGCGCACCTCGGAGCGCACAAACGAGCGCACATTTGTTCGCACGGCAACGCGCGACAATCCGCAGTTCATTTCGCCTGACGATCTGGTTGGAAACGTCGAGCTTGAAGACGGCGCAAACGTCCTGTTGGAGGACGGCGCATTCATCCTTTTGGAGCAATAAATGGCTACTGACAAAAAGATTAGTGCGCTGACGTCGGGCATCCCGTCGACAACTGCTGATGAGTACATCATCGCCAGATCCGGCGATAACTACAAAATCACCGATCGTCATATCCGATCGATTCCGCAGTCTGGCTCTGCGAAGACGACCAGCTACTCGTTGGCGACAACAGATGTGGGTCGATTCGTCGAGGTCGGTACGTCTGGCTCGATTACGATCCCTGACGCGACGTTCTCTGCTGGCGATGTGGTGTCGATCTTCAACAACACAACCGGCAACGTCACGGTGACCTGCACGATTACGACTGCGTATATCGCGGGTACGGATGCGGACAAGGCGAGTGTGACTTTGGCAACGCGAGGTGTAGCGACGATACTGTTCCTGTCGGGTACGGTCTGCGTCATCTCTGGCAATGTGAGTTAAGCCATGAGCGGTATCATGCAGATGCTGCTGGCTGCAAAGGGAGCGCCTGCCGCTACCCCTGACGTTGAATATCTCGTCATTGCGGGCGGTGGCGGTGGTGGTGGCGGCTATACCATTACTAGTGGAAGTGTTGAGTATCAGTTTGGCGGTGGCGGTGGTGGAGCGGGTGGATACCTTACCGCAAGTGGTTTCGCAGTAGCAGCGGGAGTTGCCATAACAGTAACTGTTGGCGCAGGCGGAAACGGCGGGTCAGCCAATGGATCGCAAGGCAGTAACTCCGTATTTTCATCAATCACCTCAACCGGAGGCGGGCTTGGGGGTGGCGTTAGTTCTTTTACTGCTCAATCTAAAAACGGTGGAACCGGCGGCAGCGGCGGTGGCGGTAACGGCGGTTATGTATTTGATAACAACACAAGCCAACTTGATTCATACGCTGGCACCGGCGGCGCGGCAACTTCTGGACAAGGATTTGCTGGCAGTGCGGGAGCAGGCGGGGGTAGTAGTCAAGCTGGCGGCGGCGGTGGCGCGGCAGAAGCGGGCGGTACTGATGGCGCAGGCTTTGGCGGCGATGGCCTTTCTTCTTCAATAGACGGGACGGCAACGGTTCGCGCTGGCGGTGGTGCAGGCGGATTTACATCTAATGCTGGCGGCACAGGCGGCGGTGGAAACGAAAACACGGCTGGCACGGCTAACACAGGCGGCGGTGGTGGTGGCGGAAAAGCCGCTCTTGGGTTTAATCAGTCTGGCGCGAATGGCGGTTCTGGAATTGTCATTATTCGGTATGCAGACACATACCCTGCGGCAACTGCTACAACCGGCTCACCAACGATCACGACATCTGGCGGTTATCGCATTTACAAGTGGACAGCCTCCGGCTCCATTACGTTTTAAGGAATCATCATGGCGCACTTTGCACAACTTGATGAAAACAATGTCGTTACGCAAGTAATCGTCGTTCACAACAGCGATTTAGTTGACGAAAACGGCAACGAGTCGGAAGCCAAGGGCATTGCTTTTTGCCAATCGCTTTTTGGTGCAAACACCCATTGGGTGCAGACTAGTTACAACGCCAATATCCGCAAGCACTATGCCGGTGCCGGATTTACCTACGACACGGCGCGTGATGCGTTTATCCCGCCAAAACCAGAAGCGTTCCCGTCGTTTGTTTTGGACGAGGCAACTTGCACATGGAAGCCGCCTATCGAGCGCCCGACAGATACCGTGTACCGATGGGATGAGCCGTCTGTTTCTTGGGTCGCTGTGCCGCAACCGTATTCATCATGGGCTGCTTCTGGCGATCCATTAGTATGGACGCCTCCCACGCCAATGCCTGTGGACGGCAAACGGTACAAGTGGGACGAGCCGTCTTTGTCTTGGGTTGAGATTTCGCAGGAGTAATTATGGCTACTTGGAAAGTCACCCGAATAGAAACATCTAGCGTTAGCGGCTTGAGCGATGTGATCGTTCGCTGCACGTTTGATGTGCTGGCGTCTGATGGCGCTAAACACGGCTATACGTTCGGCGAGGTAGACTTGCTGCCGCCCGATGCTGCCGCCTTTGTGGCGTTTGACTCGGTGACTCACGAGCAGGCCGTGGCATGGGTAAAGCAAGCCCTCGGCGCTGCTGCTGACGAATACGAGGCCAAGGTGCAGGCGCAGGTGGATAACCAGCCAGAGCCGGTCTCGTTTGTGCGGTTGCCTTGGAGTAAGTAAAGATGGCTGATTCACGCGCTGCTGAAGTCCTCGAGGGCTACGATCGTCTGAAAGGCGCGCGTGGTACATGGGAGAATCATTGGCAGGAAGTAGCCGAGCGCGTCTGGCCGACGATGGCCGAGATGACTGGCTGGCGCACACCGGGCGAGAAGCGATCGGAGAAGATCTTCGACTCGACTGCACAGCGCGCTCTGCCGCGGTTCTCTGCTGCGATGGATTCGATGCTGACTCCTGCGACCCAACTGTGGCACGGGCTGTACACGGGCATTCCAGAACTAGATGACGACATTGCTGTTCGCCGCTGGTGCGACAGTTTGCGTGACATCATGTTCCGGCAACGGTACTCGCCGAGCGCAAACTTTGCTTCGCAGGCATTCGAGTGCTACATGAGCCTCGGCGCATTCGGTACGTCTGCGATGTTCATCGACGAGGTTCCGGGCGTTACGTTGCGATACCGCGCAATCCCGCTCTCGGAGCTCGTCATTGATCTCGACCACGTTGGCCGCGTCGATACGGTTTACCGATCGTTCCAGCTCTCTGCGCGTCAAGCGATCCAGATTCCGGGCTGGGCTGGCAAGCTGCCCCGCGGCATTGTTGAGCAGGCCAAGAGCGCGCCGAACACGATGTTCGAGTTTGTGCATTGTGTGCGCCCGAACACCGACTACAAGGAAGGCATGGCTGGCGCTGACGGTATGCGATACCTGTCGCGCTACGTCTCTCGAGAGGGGCAGGTGCTACTCGAGGACAGCGGTTATCGAGTGATGCCGTATGCAGTCGGTCGGTACGTCACCGGGCCGCGCGAAATTTATGGGCGCTCTCCTGCGATGGAAGCTCTGGCCGACATCAAGTCTCTGCAAGAGATGGAAAAGACCATGCTCCGTATGGCGCACCGCATGGTCGATCCTCCGCTCATCCTGACGGAAGAGGGGGCTTTGAATGCCTTCTCTGTGCGCCCCAATGCGTTGAACTACGGCTACCTGCGTGACGACGGTACGCCGCTAGTGCAGCCTCTGATGACGGGCGGCAATCTGCCGATCGGCATTGAGATGGCTGATCAGAAGCGTCGCGCCGTGAACGATTCGTTCTTGGTGACGTTGTTCCAGATCCTTGTCGAAGAGCCGCGCACGATGACTGCAACTGAAGTGTTGCAGCGCGCGCAAGAGAAGGGCGCTCTGCTTGGGCCGACGATGGGTCGCCAGCAGTCGGAATTCTTGGGGCCGATCATCGACCGCGAACTCGATCTGCTCTCGGCGAGCTTCAACCTGCCGGAGCCGCCGCCTGTGTTGCTTGACTACCTGTCATCCGGTGGCGAGATTCTGCCGCGGTATCAGGGGCCGCTCGCTCGGCTGATGAAGACCGAAGAGGCCGCGGGCATCCTGCGCACGATCGAGGCCATGCTGCCGGTCGCGCAGGTCTCTGGCGATATGTCTGTGCTGCGCCGCATTAATGCCGACGAGGCGATCAAGCTCATTGCCGAGGCCAACGGTGTCCCGGCCAAGGCGCTGCGTACCGATGACGAGCTGGCCGAAATGGACGCCGAGGACGCGCAACAGCAGCAGACGCAAGCCCTGCTGGCCGCGGCTCCGATCGCAGGCCAAGCCGCCGAACGATTTGCCAAGGCCGAACAGATCGCGGCATCGGCCCCGCGTAGAGCTGTCCCGGGAGTTTGACGATGGATGCGCAGATGATGTTCAACATTCTGGTCGGCGCGTCTGGCTTCATGATCGGCTGGATTCTAAATAGCCTGACCCGCTCAATCGAGAAGCTCGACCGGGATGTGCGCAATTTGCCGCATATGTACGTCACCAAGGCTGACTACCGGGACGATGTGCAGCACATTCGCCGAACCCTCGACGACATTTTCAATCTGATAAACCAGCTCTCGACCACTAAAGCGGACAAGTAGCATGGAACTGTTCGAGATCTTTACTCGAGCGTGGCCGGTCATCCTTGCGATGATCACGCTAATCATTGTGCTGTCAAAGCTGGATCTTCGCGTCGCTGTCCTTGAGGACAAGATCAAGACGCTATTTGACCTAATCAACAAACGCGATAAGTAGGGGTTGCCGCTATGATGACGATGCTCTCAACATTCTTGTCTTTCTTGGCTGGCGGCCTCCCGAAGATTCTCGATTTCTTCCAAGACAAGCAGGACAAAAAGCATGAGCTGGCTATCCTCGCTCTCCAAAAGGAGAAGGAACTCGAGATGGCTGCTCGCGGGTTCCAGTCGCAAGAGCGCATCGAAGAAATCAAGACCGAGCAGATTGCTATGCAGACGCAGGCGCAGGAGCGGTCGGCCCTGTACGCCCATGACATGGAGATCGGCAAGGGGGCGAGCCAATGGATCGTCAATCTGCGGGCCTCTGTCAGACCTGTAGTGACTTATATCTTTGTGCTGGAACTTGTTGTTTTGAATGCAACTGGTGTATGGTACGCGTATAGCACCGGCATCCCGTTTGCCGTGGCTATGGAAAATGTGTTCGGCGAAGATGAAATGTTGATCCTTTCGAGCATCATTGCATTTTGGTTTGGGACGCAAGCATTTAAGAAATGAACATAAGCGAGCAGGCGCTCGCCGCGATCAAGCATCACGAAGGAGTACGCCTGCGACCGTATCTTTGCCCCGCCAAGTTGTGGACGGTGGGAGTCGGCCATGTTCTGTATCCGGAGCAGGCTCGGTTGCCGGTGGTCAGAACGGCAGACAATGGCAACTTCCCTCTGCGCCGAGACTATCCGCTAAAACCCGAGGATGATCGTGTCTGGTCTATGGCTGAAGTGGACGATCTACTGGCTAAAGACATTGCGCGGTTTGAGCGTGGCGTGGCCCGATATTGCGCTGTTGCTCCTGATCGTCAAGGCCAGTTCGACGGTCTGGTAAGTCTGGCCTTCAATATAGGCCTAGGTAATGTCCAGCGCTCTACATTGCGCATGAAACACAATCGCGGTGACTACTGGGGAGCCGCGCAGGAGTTCATGAAGTGGACAAAAGGCGGCGGAAAGGTTCTGCCCGGGCTAGTAGCCCGAAGGCAAGACGAGATGCGAATGTACCTGTCGTCCAGATGTACGACGGAATCTGGTACCGCGTAAAGGGATACACCTACACCGAGTGCTGCGATTGCGCGCTCACCCATAAAGAACAATACAGGCTCATTGACGGGCATTTGGAATGGACTGCTGTCAGGGACGATGTCCGGACAACAGAGCGCCGAAAGGAACTCGGCATCAAAGTAACTCGCAAAAGGTGATGCTGTGGTAGCCGCAAAGGCAACGGACGAACAGATACTTGAGACGTTACGCAAGCACAATGGGATACGGGCGGTAGCAGCCGCAGAGTTGGGGCTCAATGAGCGCACGTTCCTGCACCGCCTCAAGCGCATGAAGGCGCAGGGCGCGACGATCCCAGTATCGACATACCAGCCCGGACGTCAGACGCCAGTCGAGAAAGAGTTTGAATTCACGCCGCTGCCGGACGACGACGTTTCGATTGACGAGTTGATCGAGCAGCGCAAGCGCAAGTTTGCCCACAAGCGCGAGCACGAAGAGGCGTCGAAGCTCATCCCGATTCGCATCAAGATTGGCGGCCCAATCGGCCTGCTGCATTTTGGCGACCCGCACGTTGACGACGACGGCACCGACATCGAGGCGCTCGAGCGGCACACAGACCTTTGCAATCGCACCGAGGGGCTGTTCGCTTGCAATGTGGGCGATACGACCAATAACTGGGTAGGCCGTCTAGCAAGGCTTTACGGAGAGCAGGCAACGTCTGCTGCGCAGGCTTGGCGTCTAGCCGAATGGTTCATCGATCGCTGCCGGTGGCTGTATATGATCGGCGGCAATCACGATATGTGGTCTGGATCTGGAGACCCCATCAAGTGGATCGCAAAACAGCAAAGCACGTTGTACAAGTCATCCGAGGCCCGCATAGCGCTGAAGTTTCCGAACGGGCGCGAAGTTCGTGTGAACGCCCGCCACGACCACGCAGGCTCGTCAATCTGGAATCCGGCTCACGGCCCGATGAAAGCCGCAATGCTCGGTACGCGCGATCACATCTACGTCGCAGGCCATAAGCACGAAAGCGCTTACTCGGTGCTGAAAGACCCGATCTCTGGCATCACGATGCACTTGATGAAGGTCGCCTCGTACAAGGTGTATGACCGCTACGCCAAGGAGCGCGGGTTCCGCGATAACGCGCTCTCGCCCTGTGGCCTAACGACGATCAATCCCCTGCTGCCAGACAACCATCCCGATATGGTCAAGGTCTGGTGGGAACCAGAAGAAGGCGCTGAATATCTGACTTGGTTGAGGAATCGCTGATGCCCAGCATGATTTCTGTGATGCGCTCGAGAATTGCTCGAGTGATGTTTCGCTCGCGCGCCTATAAGCGGGCGCTGATTGATGGCAAGACCAACAAACTGTCCGAAGACGGCCAGATCATCTTGGCGCATCTGAAGCGGTTCAGCCGCTACGGTAAGCCTCCGGTCGCCTCGGACAAGACGGGCGCGACGGATATGTTCGAAGTCGGTCGCATGGTTGGCCGACAAGAAACGGTGCAGCTCATTGTCGAGGCGCTGCAACTGGACGAAAAGACCTTGACCAATCTGCAAGAGGAATTCATCGATGAGTGACGATCAAGGGTCTGCACCAGCAGGCAACCCGACTGCTCCGGCAGCGGCTCCCGCGTGGTACGCGCCGGAAGGGATCGACCAAGGAACGGCAAGCCAGCTTGGAGAGCTGGTCAAGGCCAAGGGATGGAAGGGGCCGGCTGACGCCCTGCTGTCTTACCAAAATCTTGAGAAGGTGTTCGGCGCTGATAAGGCCGGACGCACCATTCTCGCTCCCAAGTCAGATGACGACGCAGAGGGCTGGGCTGCCGTCTATAACCGCCTAGGACGCCCAGAGAGCGCCGATAAGTACGAACTGCCAGTACCGGAAGGGGATGACGGTTCGTTCGCGCAGGCGGTCGCTCCGGTGCTTCACGATCTTGGGCTGACCAACAAGCAAGCCAAGGGTCTCGCCGAGTGGTGGAATGAAACGTCCACGCAGCGGATAGAGATGGAGCGTGAGGCTTTCTTGGCAAAGTCCGAGGAGGAGTTCTCGGCATTGCGTCGGGAATGGGGCGCTGCGGCTGACCAGAACATCGAACTTGCCAAACGAGCGGTCGCTAAGTTCGGCGTTGCTGCCGGG